TTTATATTCTTATGGACTGACATACACACAGGTAGGTGTAGTGGCTGTTATATTTATTCTAATGAATATTATTGGAATGATTATGACTTTTCACAGATACTATAGTCATAAATCATTTGAGTTTAAGTATGAGTGGTTGCGTAAACTGTGTACTATCTTTGGTTTGCTTTCATGCTCTGGCTCCCCTATTGGCTGGGCAGGTATCCATCGTATGCATCATAAACTGTCGGACACGGATGAAGACCCACACAATGCACAAGATGGTTTTTTAAAAATGGTAACGCTTCAGTACAAAGTTAACTTTTCGCCAAAAACTGTAGTAGATTTGCTTAAAGACAAGTTTCTTGTAACAATGCATAAATATACTTTTCTTCCTGCATTTGTATACGCAATTAGTTTGTTTGTATTGTTTGGATATACAGGTTTAGTTGTAGGGTTCTGTCTTCCTGCTTGCTGTACACTTATATCACAGGGTTTAACAAATTACGTAAATCACTCTGAAGATGCAGTAGGTAATCATAAAGCATCTAATGTATGGTGGATAAATATTATTAGTTGGGGAGATGGCTGGCACAAAAATCACCATGATACCCCCCGAAATTATACTACTACAAAACAGTGGTATCATATTGACCCAACAGGATGGATTATTAAACACGTAATATCAAAGAAAGGTTCAGCATACTATGGATAGAGAAGAAATTATGATGCAGCTACAAGGCGAAATACGAGAACGCTTTATGGCCTTGTCAGAAGAAGAACAAGATTTAATTAGGCAAAATAAAGGAACGCCTTATGCAATGGTTTTGCGTAAAGTTTTAGGTGATGAATTGCTTTCTGGTATGCGTGTTGCTGATCCAAGAAATATTGCTACACCTAGACGTGGTTTGGCTTCACGTTAACTAGTCATAATCAGTTGGCTACTCACTCCCCACGCCCGACAGTGTGGCTACAGCGGCCCCAACAAAGGAATAGATAATGAACGATACAATTATGGCAGAAGAAATGCAAGCACCAAAGAAAGTTGCATTTGCTAATCGTAAATACACTAATGAAGAAAAACGGCAGATTGAAGAAGAAGAACTAGAACAGCTAATGAAAGAACAGCGTGGTGAGGTAGAAGCCGCAGAACCACAAGAAGCTGAACCTACTAGCGCAGAAGAAAAAACATTTAAGAAGCGTTACTCTGATCTTCGCCGCCATCAACAAAAGCAAGCCGAAGAGTTTAAGGCAGAACTAGCTGCAATGAAAAGCCAGCTTGAATCTGCCACTAAAAAAGAGATGAAGCTACCCAAGTCTGATGAGGACATTGAACAGTGGGCAGCAGACTACCCTGATGTAGCAGCTATCGTTGAAACAATCGCAATGAAGAAGGCACGTGAACAGTCTACCGCTTTGGAAGATCGCCTCAAAGTAATTGACGAAATGCAATACAGTGCTACAAAAGAAAAGGCTGAAGCAGCGTTGATGCAGATGCACCCTGACTTTGATGAGATTCGTGACAGTGACGCATTTCATAATTGGGCAGAAGAACAGCCTAAGTGGGTACAAGATGCACTATACGACAATGACAATGATGCACGTTCTGCTGCACGAGCCATTGATTTGTATAAAGCTGATATGGGTATTTCTAGTAAGAAACCTAAATCAGATAGAGATGCAGCTAAGTCTGTAAATACAAAGAATACACGTAGCAAACCTCAAGATGAAGGTAGTGCTACATACCTTAAAGAATCTGCAGTACAGAGAATGTCTCCTCAAGAATATGAGAAGAACTCTGATGAAATCATGGAAGCTATTCGTAGTGGTAAGTTCATTTACGATGTTTCTGGTTCTGCTAGATAAAAAAGTGTTGACAAATAGTTCTTTCTAAGTATAACTATAGTCAGATAAGTGTAACTGAGTTCGCTACTTAGTTACGCCTATAATCCGCAAACGACAAAAATCTTAAAGATTACCTGATTAACATGGCCTACTGATTACAGGGGCGGCCACCTTTGTATGAAGTACACCCTACGTTAGATAGCCTCTGCATAGAATTGTATTGTTTGCATCTGTAAAGCTAATTTAACAGGAGATGGAAATGGCTTTTACTTCCGCTGCTGGATACGGGAACCTACCTAATGGTAACTTTAGTCCAGTCATTTACTCCAAACAGGTGCAACTTGCTTTCCGCAAGGCCGCTGTTTGTGAGGCAATCACTAATAGTGATTACTTTGGCGAAATCGCCTCAATGGGTGATTCAGTTAAAATCATCAAAGAACCAGAAATCACAGTTAAGGCATATGAGCGTGGTACTACAATCACCCCTCAAGACCTTGATGATGAGGATTTCTCACTGACAATCGACAAAGCAAACTACTTTGCGTTTAAAGTCGATGACATCGAAGAGGCACATTCACACGTTAACTTCCAGTCTCTGGCAAGTGACCGTGCGGCTTACCGCCTCGCTGACCAGTTTGACCAAGACGTTCTTGGTTACTTGTCAGGTTACAAGCAATCTGCACTGCACGGCACACCAAACACAGTTAACACAACTGTAAATGGTACTAAAGCTGTTACTACTGCTGGTTCAGACGAACTCCTTGCTTCAATGAAGCTGGATGCATCTGACTTCAACGGTGGTAGTGCTGGTGACGCAATTGCAATCCTGCCACGTACTGGTTCAGGCGCAGCACCTACAAATGCAGGTGATGCAAACCCACTTCAGGTTATCGCACGTATGTCTCGTCTTCTTGACCAGCAAAACGTAGATACCCAAGGTCGTTGGTTAGTGGTTGACCCAGTGTTCATTGAAGTCTTGAAAGACGAAGATTCTCGTCTGTTCAATGCTGACTTCGGTGGTGCAGGTCTGATGAATGGTGTTGTTGCTAACAACATCCACGGCTTTACCGTGTACACCTCAAACAACCTACCACAAGTTGGTTCTGGTTCATCTTTCACAGGTGCAAACAGTGCAATCAACTTTGGTGTGATTGTTGCAGGTCATTCATCTGCTGTCGCAACTGCGGAACAGATTAATAAGACTGAGACATACCGTGACCCTGACAGCTTCGCTGACATTGTTCGTGGTATGCATTTGTACGGTCGCAAGATTCTTCGTCCTGAAGCACTTGTTAACGCCGCTTACCATTTGGCATAAGGGAGATTTGAAAAATGGCTAACATTACTACACTTCTCAAGGCTGCTTCTGGTAACTCACAGCGTGGTCGTAATGCCTTCATGGTAGAAAATACCATTGACATTGTAGCAACAACTATTGATCCATCTGCTGGTGATACAGTTCAAGCAATCACACTTCCTGCAGGATGCAAAGTTCTTGCTGCTGGTGTTGAGGTTGTTGAAAGCGCAACAATGAATACTGGTACTGATGCAACAGTTTCTCTTGGCTTCACTGGTGGTGACGTTGACGAGTTTGTTGCAACATTCGACATTGATGGTGCTGCTGACGGTGCATACGCACCGGAGATTGCCATTGACGGTACTACCGTAACTGCAACTGACGATACAATCGACTTGTTGTTCGCAGGTACTGGTGCATCTTTCACTGCAGGTAAACTTCGTGTTTACGCAGTAATGATGGATGTAAGTTCACAGGGTGATACTTCTGCACAAGAAGTTGACCGTGACGCACTTGCCTAAATAATGTGAGGGGGCAGGGCAACTTGCCCCTTCTCTTTTTTCTTTTGAGGATTTCACATGGCATATGATTATCTTGGACTATCCAACGATGTACTGAACAGAATGAATGAGGTAGAATTAACTGCCGCTACATTCGCAAATGCACGTGGATTTCAGATTCAATGTAAGAACGCAGTTAACGATGCCATCAATTATATTAATTCACGTGAGTTTGGCTGGCCTTTTACACATAACACAGCCACCATTACTCTAGTAGCAAACCAAACTCGCTACACTCTTCCTGTAGGAACACAGTCCGTAGACTACGAAACATTCCGTATTAGTAAGGATACATCTCTTAATGTAGCAGGTACAACTTTACGTGTACTTGATTACAAAGAATATGTTGACAGGGCTATTGACCAAGAAAGTACCACAGGAGTTGGTGCTGTTCCTAGTTACGTATTTCGCACACCGGATAATAACTATGGACTATACCCATACCCAGATGCTGCATACGAATTAAAGTTTGATTATTATGTCAAGCCTACTGCACTGGTAAATGCTACGGATGTACCTACTATTCCAGAACAGTTTAGACAAACTATTGTAGACGGTGCCACTGCCTACGGCTATCAGTATCGTGGTGAGGCACAACAGTATGGAATTAACTTTGCCCGTTTTGAAGAGGGCATTAAATATATGCAATCAATTTTATTGAATAGAACAGACTATGTGAGGTCAACTTATATTCCACACTCACAGAGGTATGGCACTAACGTAGCTGGATTTTAGGGGTTTTAAATGGCAGATGAATCTGGCCTCAGTCCTTTTGTGTTTGCCTGTCAGGGTGGTTTGGTTCTTGACCAATCTACCTTTATCATGCAACCGGGCATGGCACTTGAACTAGAAAACTTTGAGCCTGACGTACAGGGTGGCTACAGACGTATTTCGGGTTATGACAAGTGGACTACTGGCGAAGTACCTTACACAGCTAGTGCTACCGAACCTGTCTTAATGACAGCGTATTATCAAGGTGACATACTAGCTGCACGTGGTGAAAAGATTTTCTCTTCTACTAA